AGGTGTCCGTACTTCTCTTCCTTGCCCTTCGTCTTTGGGTTCAGCACTTTCTTCTTGCATTTCGTCCCGTCAGAGTTTTTCTGCTGATACACCATGTCCTCCGTGAACTTCCTGCATCTCATGTCCACCAGAATCTTCCAACCGCCGAAGCCGTTGAGCAGGGCGTTGACAAATTCCAAGCGCGTGGCCTGCGGCGGCTGTTTCTGGAGCAGTTTCACACGGGGTCGCAACACGGCGTTCCGCATATTATCCACTATAATAGTATAGTTGTTTACATCCTCTTCCGTTTGAGTGGAGCGTGCAAGTCCTGCTGGGTCGCCTGTTATCACAATGCCGCCCAAGTGTTGCCGCTGGATGTGTTTCTCCTTTATCTTCGCAGCCAACTTCGGTGTGTTGTTTTCCTTGTTTTCGGGCTTGCCCAAGTTCTCTTCCAAGATATAGACCGCCTTCTTCTCATAGTCAATCTGAAACTCCAGCTCGCTCATGTATGGCGCGACGTTGAAGTCCCATCCCGATATAATCGGTTTCATCGGGTCATACACTTTTTCGCGCAAGCCTGCCACAAGATGTCTCGAACCGTCAAAGTTCCAGTATGCCGCCATAAGATTGGAATCCACAAAGTCCCAGTTTCCATACAGCAAGCGTTCTCTTGTGGCTTTGTCGGTAATCTTGTTCAATGCGGCGACGTAAGTCTGCACGAATTGTTCGTCTGGATTGTCAAAAACAGAGAAAGGAACGTATGCTTCTCCATCACGGCATTTTACCTTGTTGCCGTCATCGTCTTGCACAAATCGTGACCGCACCCATGTGATGCAGGGATTGGTTGTCATCAACATCCGCGCTGTCTTGAATGTTTCCGCCACCCTCCAGCGAAGACGTGAAAAAAGCACTTCCACAGCTCTTTCTGAAATTTCCGAAACTTCATCAATAAAGGCTATAGTATATTCTGAGGATCCGAACCGCTCAAAGTTGATGTCCGATGGCAAGTCAATCATTTCCTGCATGATAATGGTGCTGTCATTCCAGAAAGTCATCGTGCCGTCAAGGTTATTAATCTTGTAGTTTTCGCCCTCTTTCAGTCCCCATTCCTTGCACACTTTCTTGATTGTGTTCCATGTAGAGCCTTTCAGACTTTTCAGCGTTTTGCGGGCGACAACTGCTCGGATGTCTGGGTAAAACATACAGCTGCTTACCAGCCAACACGAGCCAAGATAGGAGTTATGCGTTACTGTGAAGTCGTCAACAATATACAGTCCATCGGGTTCTGAAACAGAAATACAACGTCCTTGTTTCTTGCCAAGATATTCTATGCCAACGATTCGTTTCCCATACTCTGAATATCCTCCGTTAAATTCGTATTTTGCCCTTTCTTTTTTTCTTGTCAATCCGCATAAGTCAGGGTCTATTTTGGTACGAAAAAACACAGTCCATACTTGACTGCAAATATGTTTCTCTCCATCCGCAGTTTTATAACTCCCCATATCACTGGTTATTGTTGCCATCCCGCCAAGAGAACGCACAATAAAAGCCACGTCTTCCGCTAATTGTTTACTGGTAGTAGTATAACTCATGTGACCCCTGTCATCTACATACCCATCTGCGTCCATAAGCCCTTGCATCAATTCGATGCGTGCGTCTATAGTTCCATATTTATATACATTTGGGATAAAGTGGGTTTGCGAATGATTGCCTGCCATTCCATGTTTTTTCAGACATTCAATTAATTGGCTGTCATAGATTCTGTAACTATATACACCGTTCCCTTTATGGGATTTGCAACTCATATCATAGCCACAGCGTATGAACCTGTCTCTTATTTCCTCGTCTTGTGTGGTAAAATCAACACGTCCTTCCGATATAACGCAATCTGCCATACAGCCATCTCCTATCAATGCGCCTAAAATGTAAGGGTTGATATAAAAATTGCCCTTATCGCCAAAAGTAAATTTTACAGGTTTTGTCAGTGGTATTATAAGATTTTGCCCATTATACATTCCGCTTTCTTTTTTCTTATACCACTCATACATCTTTATGGTTGACCAAACGGTATCAACCGAAAGTCCATATTTGGCGGCTTTTTTGCTTTTATGTTTGCGACTTTCATGCACTTGCCATAAATGACCTTCTGAGCAATCAAAATAAGTGCCGTCACGAAACTTGACACGATAAAAATCAAACTCACCAATAGGATGCAGATATACGACTTTTTGCATTCCTCCTGTTGTTGGCGAAGATATAATGTCTCCTACTTTCAAGTCTCGCAATTTTCTATAGCCAAAAGGCGTAAGTACCATGCTATCAAGAAGACCCGCTTTGCCACCACCTGCTGCGCCGCCCCCTAATATAAGTTGTGGCAAATCTGTACTTCCGCACTTTGTGCAATATGGTTGGTACTGGGGGTTGCCCTTTATGTCATGCCCACATAATTTTTGGGCTATATTGCCTCCACAATGAGGGCAAGAATTGGCTTGGAGAAGTTTCCATAATTGCCATTGCTTAGGAGATGGCCTAAAATTTATTGGCGGCAGATTTTCTGGTGCTAATAGTTTTGCCATATTTTATCGCTTGTTAATAAATAGTGCCGGAGTCTGCGTCAACAGCCCGGCACAATCAGATATGATTTGTTTGAAAGAAGGTGTTAGTCCTGCGACTCGTTGAAGATATGCTCCACAACGCCCCACACATCGTCGGGCAGCTGTTGGCCTGAAATCTGCTCGCAAGCCTTGTGCATATACGCCAGCTCGTCCTTCGAGAAGTCAACGACAAGTGGCTGCTCGTGGTCTTTCTGCACGTTCCACTCAATGCGCTTCTCGTCTTTCTTCTCCACGATTTCATAGTCCTCCTTGTCCTGCTCGGTAAGCGCGATTTTCGAGAGGATGGACTTCTTCAGGTTGAACTCCATGAACGTTCCCTTCTCTGGGAGGATGGAGGGGATGAGTAATCTTTCTTTAATGTGTAAATCCATAACTACAATATGTTTTGTTTCATAAGAATAGCCAGCGGCGTTTTTGATAGTTGGCGCATCGCCGATTATTTTTCTATGGTGATGGTGATTTTCTCGCCCCGTTTGTTGGCAGCGTCCAACACGGCGTACAGTTTCTTGAAGGTCGCCGTGGAGTTGATGACCTGCCCCGCCACCTTGTTCTCGCCTACCAAGATGCAGCCAGCGGAATCCCTTTGGGTATTGCCTATGTGTATCAATATGCCGTCAAAGCCCTTCACATTCAGCAGTCTGGGCAGATAGCCCTTGCAGAAGGCGTATTGCGCCCTGTTCTTGTACTTGGGCGACTGCACGTTCAGCGTTACATTGTATGTTCCAGTGGGTATGGCGGTCTCTTTGGCAACTTTGACCGACTGGATTTTCTCAACCGCCATGCTGTCGTCTATGCCCCTGTCCTTGTCCTCTATGGTGTCGCAGAAATAACTGCCGTCCACATAGAGTTTGCCGATTGTGTATGACGATTTGCAGGCTATTCTCTTCAACCTTAGTTTCATTTCGTGAGTTCTATGTATTCAGAATATTTCAGATTGACGTATGGGTTATTTGTAACAATCACTTGCTTTATCGCCTTGCAGCCCCACGACCACCAGAGAAACTTGTGTTTGGGTATCTTGTGGACTATCTGCGTGAGCTGTATGGGAATGTTTATCTGTGCGGAAAGGCTGTCACCGTGTATCGTTCCGTCAAAGTTGATATAATCATTGTGCAGGGCTACGGTTTGCGTTTTTGTCACTATGCTGTCTTGCACAACGGTTTTCTCCACTATCGGCGCATTGATGGGTGCTTCCACTTCCATTTCTTGCTTCGACACGGAACTGACGTTCTTCAGCTTCAGTCCCAACGCTTTGATTGTCTGCAAATCTTCCGCCCTGTATTGCTTGTACTCGTCAACGTCCAGTTTCAATGCCTGTATCTGATAGGCTTGCATGGCGGAATCCTTGCGCAGCGTGTCTATCTGCGCCAACAGCCCGTGTGTGTTCTGCTGGTAGGTGTCGCGCTCTGCCTTGACACGTTGTATGGTTCGGTGCTGATACACTGTAACGCCGCCAACACACAATACGGCGGCAAGCAGTGCAAGCGTGGTTTTCGATATTTTCATATAGTTATGATTTGTATCGAGGCGTTGGGAATATACCATTCCCGCTCGTCTTGATAGGGTTTGTCCAATTCCACGAAATACCCTTTGCCATTGTCACTTTTTGCCACGATGATGCCGCTGCGCCCGATAAGGGCGATGAGCCGCATCTCCCTCAACTCCGCCGATGGGACTATACGTATCGCCTTTCCTGTCATTTCTTGCTATTGCTTTTCAAGACTTCCTTCAAGTCGTTCCGTATCTCGCGGATGTCATCGCTCATGCCAGAGAATTGCTTGATTGTAGCCTCAAACACGGTCTTGTCAAGTTTTATGGCATCTATCTTCTGATACTGCTGGTCGAGCTTTGAGTCCAATGTCTTGCACTGCACCTCCAAGTTCTCTATCCGCTGGGTGTTTATCTCGTGCTGCACATACAGCCCTATCACGAAGATGATGCCTGTGACAATCACCTTGAAATTGTCCGCTATGAATTTTATGGTCTTATCCATCATATCATTCCATTTATTACAAATTCCATCGCTTTAACTAATGCGTCTATCAGTTTGATGGCTGATTCGATATTGAACAGCCCATATATCAACAACAGACTAAGGACTGTCAGATAATACCACAGTATCTTGTTTTTGTCCCATTGAAACTTCCATCCCTTCTTATTCTTCTGCGGATGCCTGTTGTTCTTTGGGAACGATGACGTTGAAGACAATTCCGGCTTCTCCATTCTCTCCTTTTACTTCTATCTTGCTCTCTTGCGCCACCTTGACAGGGTACAGTTCCATGAGGGCTTTCGTGGCTTGCACAGCAACCGACCGTAGCGGGGCAACGCTCAACGCCGTGCCGCGCCTGTCATAGAATTGCGCCGAGCTGGTCTCGTCTATGATGTGCAGCAGCTTCTCGCGCAGGCGGGCTTTCATATCCGCCGTCTCGAAATTCGCCACCTTTCTCAGTTGCTCCAAATATTCCTGCACGTCCGTCCGCGCCATCAGTTCCCTCGCTTTCTTCAGGCTGGTGGCACTGTCGTCGTGGAAAATGTCTTGATAGCATTTTCGGGCGTTCCCTGTGTAAGGGTCGCAGCCGAAAACATACAGTTCGCAGAAGTCTCTCTCCTCCCTGCTTAATGTATTGGGTATGTTCTTCTCCATCCTTGTATTTTTTTGCGGCAAGGTGTAAGGTCTTGCCTTTGTTTTACATAGAATAGAGAAGAACATTCTTATTTGTTGTCGCCGCCCTTGCCTAACAGGTCTTCCATGACAAGCCGTCTGAAAAGGTCTTTTATGCCGTCCAGCATACTCTCTATGTCGGAGATGTCTTTCAGCTTGTCTCGGTCGAACTTCACTTGCAGGTCATAGCCGGAGATTTCCATGATGGTCTCGTTGGTCTCTTCGGTCATTACGGCGAACACACGCCTGTCCGACATGGCGTTGAACACCACTTCTGGCTCATAGCTCATCCTTTTTTGCTTGCTCTCTGTCGTTTCCATATATCAAATCTTGAAATGTGTCCTTGTCTTTTCCTGCTTGTTCATCACCATATTGTCGCTGCCACCGTCAGTGTTCCGCATACGTTGGGCACATATCATGGCGATGTTGGTGGTGGCGGTAACGTCAGCGTCGGCATCGTGCGCGTCATTCAGGTCTATGCCCAACCGCTCCGCCATTATCTCCAACTTATAGCTCGTAACGTCTGGGAGATGGCACATCGCCATCTGTCCCAAGATGATGGTGTCTATGTATGCGGGCCAGAAATGACCGTAAAAGTCCGTATGTCCGCGCATCACTTTCTGAAACTCCTTCATCTGACCGCCATATTCCATCAACTGCTGCATGAAACCTATGTCAAAGCCGATGTTCTGACCGATGAGGAACGGCTTTGTGGTGCGCCCTTTGTTCCAAGTGTTGCGCTTGATGAACTCGATGACTTCCGTCGCCACTTGCTTGATGTCAATGCCGTTCTGCTCCAGCATTTCCATACTGATGGCTGAATAGGTCAACGCCACTTGCTCGTATTTCATCAACGGGGCGTTCTCCTTGTCCCATTTTGTTTTCAGCACCTTGCGCTTCACCGCTCCCTTGTCATCCTGCTTGCGGTAAGGATAGATGTATTTTACATACCTGTCAATGGTCTCAAAGGTGTCTAACCTCACGGCATGGAGGGCTATCTGGGTGCAAGCGCACTCTTGGCAGTCCAAGCCGCCAGTCTCAAAGTCCAATGTGAAAGCCACTATCGGCTTCTTCTCGTCATTTGTTGCCATATATCTGTTCGTTTATCTGTTCACACAATGTCTTTATTTTCTCGTCAAACGCTTCCAACGTGCCGTCATTCCTCACGATATAGTCATAATAGCCGTCAGCAAGCGCAATGCGGTCATCGTCTCTTCCCTTGCGCTCATCGCTTATTTCTTGCCGCTCGTCTCTCTCGATTTTTACCGTGATGATGTGTATCGGTATCGGGAGTGTCTTTACTTTCATTTCCAACAACCCTTGCTCGTCTATCACATAGACAAACGGAAACAGATTCTCATATATCTGCTCCCATGTAGTCCAGTAATGATGTCCGCCGAAGAACGTGTGGGCGCACATCCTTTCTCTGGGCAGCATCTTCTTTTTACTCACGAACCAATGCTCCACACCGTTGGTCTCGTCGTCTCTCCTGCGTCTGGTGGTGTACGACACTATCGCTTTCCAACCGCACAGACGTTGCATGAGGAGTGAGGCGTGTGTCTTGCCCGCTCCCGAACAGCCCACTATGGCTATCATTGTCTTTCCTGTCATACGATTGCTATGATTGATGATTTGTATAATTGTAGATTGTTGCCGCCAGAAAAATCACTGTATTTCACCTGTGCGGAACATATCAGCATCTTGTTCTTGGCGTTGCTCAACGTGCCGCCATTCGTCACGACGGCTCTCGCCCTCATCCATTCGTCATTCCAGATGACAAGCTCCGCAAGGTCGTTGTTCTGCTGCAACAGTATCTTGCAGAACATCTTGCTCTCGCCAGTCTTCTTGTCCTTGTATTTTTTCTCTTCTATGTCGGCGACGCTTGCGCATATCGCCACGCGCTTGCCGTCATAGTCGGGGTCTGCCACATTCTTTAGCAACGCCCATGCCGCCCTGCCCTTTATCTTGGGCTTCACGGCGGAGTTGTCGTAAATGCGCTTGTAGTCTATCGAACCGATGCCGCTGACGGCTATCTGCTGCTGACTCCAGAAATAATGCTTGTCACGGAGGTCTGTGGGTATGTCTTTCTCTTCTATCTTGAAACCCAAGCATCGTGCGGCTTTTTCCAAAATGGCATAGCGTTCCACAACCGACTGGGCATTCTCCACCTTGTCAAAGCATCCTGCCAATATCAGATGTCTAACGTGCCTTGCGTTGACAGGGCATTTCGTCACCTCGTCAGGGTCATCGGGGTCATCCCAGTATTCGTATTTTTTCAACTTGTATCTGAATGTCCGCTCAACGAAATTCTCTATCGAGGTGTACGCTCCTCTCGCCTCCCGCTCTTCCACTATCCATTTGGTAGCCTTCGCCCCCAACATTTTGATGCGCGACAACGACCAGAATATTTCGTTTGTGGCATAGTTCGCCGTGAAGGTCTCGCCGCTGACGTTGATGTCGGGCGGCACGGTCTTTGCCTCGCTGCACAGCTCCATCTCGCTCATCAGCGTGGGTATCTCGTCATCTTTCGCCCATTGTAACGCCACGGTATAAAAAGCGGTAGGATAATTGGCTTTCAGATATGCCCCTGCGTAGGCGGTAACGGCGTAAGCGGTGGCGTGCGATTTGTTGAAGAGGTAAGAGCCTGCCACCTCAAACATCTCCCAGATAGCGTCAGCGTCCTCTTTCGGACAACCTTTGTCTCGTGCGCCTGCAAGGAACTTGTCTTTGTAGGCGTTTATCTTGTCCTGTTTCTTCTTCGATATGAACTTCACCAATTTCACGCCTTCGCCCAACGACAAACCGCCCACCTCACGGGCTATCTGCGCCAACTGCTCTTGATAGCACAACACGCCGTAGGTGTTTTTCATGGCGTTGTATGTTCCCCACAAATACACTGGCGCGGCATCGCCCAACTTGCAATCGACATACCTGTCCGTAGAGCCTGACTCCAACGTGGCAGGTCTGAACAAGGCGTTGGCGGCTATAAGGTCATCAATCTTCTCTGGTTTCATGCTCACCAAAAATTTTGTCATGCCCTTCGACGAAAACTGAAACACGTTCTGTGTATAACCCTTTTGTAGCAGCGCATACACTTTCTTGTCGTCCAATCCGCTCTGCACAATGCCTTGAAAGGTCAGCCCTGCGTCATACTCCTTGTTGCATATCGCTATCACGGCTTGCAATTTCGACAGTTCCTTGATGCCCAAGCAGTCATTCTTCAAAAGTCCTTGCTCATCTAACACATAACCATCAAACTCACTGACAAGCATATCGTCAATCTTCTTTATCGGCGTGAAGTCGAAGCACTCCATATCCTTGCCGTCCTTGTCATCGGGCGTTACAAGCAGGGCTGAAGCGTGTATGGACGAGGAGCGTGGTTGCCCCATCAGCGTCCTTATGTCTTCTATCACTTGCGGATAGTCCATAATAAAGGCTCTCACTTTCTTGTTCGTAGCGGCCAAGATGAACAAGTCCGTCCAGCTCATCTTGTCATCGTCAAAAATGGCGGTGATGTAATTGACGATATGCACAGGCACTCTATGCACTCTCGCCACGTCCTTCAACACGGCTTTCAGCTTCAAGGTGGTGAACGTTCCTGCGGAGAACACACGTTGCTTGCTGTTGTGGTTGTAACGCCGTTCTATATACTCTTTCACTTCCTGCCGCCTGTCGCTCTGAAAATCGCAGTCCACGTCGGGCAATGAGCCACTATCTCCTTGCAGATAACCCTTGTCAACGAAGCAATCAATGGTCTTGACCGCCTCATTGCTCCTTATATGTCTCGTCTTTACTACTTTCATACAGTCTCGTCAATAAACATCAATAATCAGAGTCGCATCGCTTGCCATACCAGCCACCATCGCTCTTGTATGCCCGCTCGAAATCCGTCAGCGCATATTCGGGTATCACCATCTTCTGCGTGATGTATGCGTCCGACACGATGCCTTCCAACGTTCTGCAACGACTCAATGCCACATACAGCTGACCCGGACAGAACGTCTTGGCTACATGAAGCACAATCTTGTCAAAGGTCAACCCCTGGCTCTTGTGTATTGTGATAGCCCACGCCAAAGTCAAGGGGAACTGGGAGCAAGTGCCTATCTTCTGCGCTTCAATGGAATCGTCTTTCAGCACATACTGGTTGTTCTCCCAAGTGAAACGCTCGAATTTCACCACCCTGCCATTATCCATCTTCACGGTAACGCTGCCGCTGTCCAGACCGACAACCACACCCAACATTCCGTTGTAATAGCCTTTCTGCGCGTCATTCGTCAAAGCCATGACCCTCGCGCCGTCACGCAGCCTCAAATGGAGGTCGCAAGGTATGGAGGTCTCTGGGAACTTGTCTTGTATATCTGCGTCATAGACAAAGGTGCTTTGCCCAAGTTTCTCAGCGTTTATCCTTTCCACATCGGCTTTGTGGGTGCAGATATGTATGCCGCCATCGTATGACTGGCTCGCAGCCTTGTCTTTCAGCTCGCTCAACATATCCAACTCATCCGACGTGACACTGTAATTCCGAATGTCGTTCAGTATCTTGATGAATGTCTCATCGGTCTGTCGGAATATCTTTGTCAGCTCCGCCACATGAAAGCCTGTACGCTTGAAAACCAATGCGTTGAAGAAATAGAAGTCGTCATAATACTCCTCCAATATCTTCCTGTCCTGCTTCTTTACCACAGGAGGCAACTGGAACAGGTCGCCGAACATCACCACCTGCACGCCGCCAAACGGCTCGTCCTCGTTCCTCACCCAGCGCAGTTTCCTGTCAACGGTGTCAAGCACATCGGGGCGCACCATGCTCACCTCGTCGATGACAAGCAGTTCCAAGCGCAGCAGCAACTCGGTCTTGTGCGCCGTAAACTTGTTCTCTAATCTGTCGTAAGGAGAGATAGGACCGAAGGGGATGCCAAACAGACTGTGCAAAGTCATACCGCCAGCATTTATGGCGGCGACACCTGTCGGAGCGGCTATCATACAGCGTTTTCTCGTGTGGGCAATTAAATGTTTCAAGAAGGTGGTCTTGCCCGAACCTGCCTTGCCTGTCACAAACACATGGTCGTCAGTGTGTTCCACCAACTCCATAACCTTGTTCATTTCTTCTGTCAAAATCATATCTGTAATGTTTTTAATTGTTTATCTCGTCTAATGTGAACACTACATCCCTGTTGTCAAACAAGATGTCGTCACCTTCGCGCAACTCGTCAGCATAAATGGCAATCGGCTCTTCCTCGCCACCCCGTCTCACCAACAGTTGCGCGTCCGTGTCTATCTTATAGACCTTGCCGTTCTCCAACACAACCTCCACATAGTCTTTCGAGTCTATGTCATCGCCCACGACGGTAACGTCCGATGGGTACAAGCCTGCACGCTCTGGCAGCAGGAAACGCTCAAACAGCAGGTCATACTTGATAGGGTCTATAAGTGTGATGCCAAGTAAGTAAAGCACCAAACATCCGCCCGCCGAGCCACGTCCGCAGCCCACCAATATGCCGTTGCTACGCGCCCAGTTCACAGTGTCGTATTGCACAAGCATATAATCCACATTGTTGGTTGACTCTAACACATATATCTCGTGTTCCAACTGCTTCCTGTAACGCTCTTCCTCGCCTTTTGGCACTAACTTCTCAAAGCCGTCTTTCAACAGTTGCAGGAACATTGTGTGCCTGTCGCCGTACTTTTCTTTTTCTTCTGGTGTCATGCTGTATTGCGGCATGAAGTTCCTGTCTGTCTCAAATCGCGCCTTTGCGCCATCAGCTATCTTCACGGTGTTCGCGCAAGCCTCATCGAAGATTGCCGCCACATCCCAACGTGCTTCGTCAAAGAGCGGACTAATTGTCGCCCATTGTTCGTCCAAGTCCTTGAAATACTGGTCGTCGCTTTGCTCATGGGCTGCGCCTGTGGCTATCTTGTTCA